TCATTTTTTCAGTATCCTCGCTACCTTTACCACGGTGTCGGCCATTTTTTGCAGCTCATAAGGCTTTGCGCGGTAACTGCCACCCATGCTTGCCGCCAATGAACACTCTATGATGTCGGCGTGGATGGTTTTTAGGGTGTCGGTGGGCAATCCCATCAGGATGGCAGCGAGCATCGTGCCTCCATCATTTCATCTGCTATGCAGTAAGCCCATTCCGCATGGTTATTAAATGTATTAGGATATTGAAAATCTCCAGTAAAATAAGCCTGCATAGCCAACCCAGCAAAATGATCGCGCAATGTCATGTCGCGTGCCAGAACTTGCGCCTTGGGCGGCGTTTTGTCGTATGCTTTATCTATCATGGGGCATCTCAGGTAATTCCATCCAGTGGGTTACTTTTTCATGATCAAAAATATTCCATAAACTGTTTCTATACGAGATAATTTCACAAACTGGATTGTTTAGGCCGTCATTAACAATAACCAAATAACATCCGCTTTTTTCCGGCACCCGCTCAGTAACAGGTATCCATTTCCGTTTTTTCAGCTCTTCTAATGCCGCTTCCATGGTTTCATATCCGTGTGCGCTAACGTGGTATCGTCCGCTCTCCAGTATGTTTTCTATTTGTTCAATCAGGTTCATGCGGTTTCTCTTTGATAATATTTCAGTGTCAAAAACTTGACAGCTAGCTGGTTAAACGTGATTTCGGGCGCTTTTTTATCGCCGTGCATTTCGTTAAGCCGGGCATATTTAATGCCGCCTTTTCTTGTACGCGGCGCTGTTTTTAGGGTTTGGGCAAAGTTGATATGCCCAACAATTCTGCAAATTCGGTGGTGGTCAGTTGCATGGTTCCTCCTTCGGATGAAACTTATCGGTTACTTTCCACGCGCCTTTTCCGCATAAACGGCGGTGTAATAGCGGCGGTAGTGCTTGGTGTACTCGTTGCTTAGCCGGGTGGCTTGGTCGTATGTCATGGGTTGCTCCGGGTTTTCATGGCTTCTAAAAGTTGCTCTTGGACGCTGCGCTTGCTGTCGCGCCGCGCCATGACCTGTTCGTCCAGTGTGCCGGCGGCGATGATGTGGTGGATGTAGACCGGCCGCCGGTGGCCGGATTGTGCCTGGCGTACGGGGCCTATGCGTTCGATGATCTGTTGGTAGGGCTCAAGCGCCCACCAGTGGGCAAAGAACACCAGGATGTTGCCGCCGTCCTGGAGGTTGAGGCCGTGCCCGGCGCTTTCGGGGTGGGCGAACAGGACGGGGATTTTGCCTGCGTTCCAGTCGCGCAGGGTGGCGGGGCTTTTGTCGAGGGCGCGGCCTTGGGGGAGGCGCTTTTGCAGCCGTGCCAGGTCGCTTTTGAAGTGGTAGGCGACCAGTACGGGCATGCCTGCCGCTTCTTCGATGACTGATTCCAGGGCTTGCAGTTTGGCGTCGTGGACGGCTTGCCAGTTGCCTTTGTCGTCGGTGTACAGGGCGCCGTTGGCCAGTTGCAGGCATTTGATGGTCTGGCTGGCGGCGTTGAAGGCTTCTACGGTGTGGCCGGAGGCGAGTTGCAGGTACATGTCCCGCTCCATGTCGAGGTACAGGCGCATGGCTTTGGGCGGCAGCGTGACGTGGATGAGGTTGGTGATCGGGTCGCTCAGGCTGAAATGGTCTTTGGCGTCGATGGTGAGGCAGCGGTCGCGCAGTTTGCCTTCTATTTCGCTTTGGGCGTACGGTTGCGGGATGTGTTGGACGGCGTGGGCGTCGGCGCCGACGCGCACCGGGTGGAACCAGCGCGCTTGGAAGGCGCCGTAGGTGCGGCCTAGGCGTTCGCCTTTGTCGATGAACCAGGCTTGGCCCCAGAGGTCTTGCAGGCCGTTGGGGCTGGGTGTGCCGGTCAGTTCGATGAAGTGTGCGGCTCGGTGGGCGACGCGGCCTAGGCTGCGCGCGCGTTGGCCGCCTTGGCGCAGGCGGAAGCTTTTGAGGCGGGTGGACTCGTCGGCGACCACGGTGGCGAACGGCCACGCGCCGTTAAGGGCCGCCACCAGCCAGGGCAGGTTTTCGTAGTTGATGGTGTAGATGTCGGCGGGGCTTGCCAAGGCGGCGGCGCGGCGTTTGGCGTCGCCGGTGATGGCGGCTATTTTTAGGTGTGCCAGGTGTTGCCATTTGGCGGCTTCGTCCGGCCAGGTGGATTGGGCGACGCGCAGGGGGGCTATCACCAGCGCGGGGCCGCTCTCGGTGAGGGTCAGGATGGACAGGGCGGTCAGGGTGGATACGGTCTTGCCGGTGCCCATGCCGGCCCAGACGGCACAGCGCGGGTTGGCCAGCAGGTAGCGGATGATGTCGTGCTGGTAGGGGCGCGGGGCGAAGGCTTTAGGCATGGTGCAGCTCCGCCGCCAAGGCATGCACGCCTGCCAGGGTGTCCACCACCACGACGTGCTGGCCCATGGCGCGCAGCCGTTGATGGGCGCGCTGTTGGTGCGCTTCGGGTTTGCCGCCGGGGCGTTTGAGTTCGACCCAGACGGTCTTGCCCCGGTACATGATGACGCGGTCGGGCGCGCCTTTGCGGTTGACCCAGCGGATTTTATGGATGGTGCCGCCCAGTTCGGCGATCCGGGCGCACAGTGCCTTTTCGATGGCGGACTCTTTCATTAGCCTTTCCGGTAGCGGTGGGTTTCAAAGCCGGCGGCGGCCAGCGGCAGGCCGGGCGCCCAGGGCGGGTTGCTGGCCATCAGGGCCGCCAGTTGGCCGTGGTGGTGGCGGGGGTCGTCGGGCGCTTCGCTGATGATTTCGTCATGGACGGTGAGGACGATACGGTAGCCTGCGTCCTCGACCGGTTGCAGGTTGGCGGCGAGGAGGTCGCGGCTGATGGCCTGGACGGCGTTCTCCACCAGCTTGCCGCCGTAGGTGTGCAGGGTTGTCCATTTGCGGCTGTACTGGTCCACGCCTTGGTAGCTGACCTTGCCGCCGTCGAGCTTTGCGCCGGGGTAGCACAGGCAGCGGCCTGAGGGTAGGCGGATGCGCAGCCACGCGCCATCCGCACGCACGGCCAGTTTGCCGCAGGCTTGGGTGCTGCCGCGCAGGGACAAGGCGCGCTTGGTCGCGCCCTCCAAGGCTAGCCACAGCACGGTGGTGTTGGGGTGGGCGTTGCGCCATAGCCGTTTGAAGGCGTCGCAGGTATGCCAGGCGCGTTCGCTCAGGCCGTAGGTGGTGCCGCGTTCTTGGGCGTAGTCCCAGGCGTCGGCGGTCTGTAGCCGGATGGCGGGGCTGATCTGCGCCCAGGCCTGTTCGCCCAGGGCTTCGAGGTCGATGGCGTAGGCGGCGGCGAAGGTCAGGAACGCGCCGACACCGCCGCCATAGCCTAAGGCCAGTTCCATGACTTTGCCGATTTGGCGCATGTTGCCGTCGCCGTGGTTTTTGTTGTCCATGACCGTTTGGGGTGACACGCCGAAGGCTTTGGCGTAGGCCAGCGCGTAGAGGTCGTGGCCTTTGCCTTGGTCGTAGGCGCGGAACGCGTCGGTTTTCCAGTCTTCTTCCGCCAGCCACGCCAGGACGCGGCCTTCGATGTTGGACAGGTCGGCTATCACCAGTTTGTGCCCGGGCGGGGCGATGATGCAGCCGCGCAGGGCGTTGCTGGCGAGCGCCATGACATCGGCTGCCAGCAGGTCGGCGACGTCGGCCTTCATGGCGGCGATGCCGTTGTCGATGTCGGTTTGTTTGAGGGTGGGGCGCGGCAGGTTTTGGGGTTGGAACAGGCGGCCGGCCCAGCGGCCGGTGCGGGTGGCGCCGTTGAATTGCAGGGTGCCGCGCAGGCGGCCGTCGGTGCTGACGGCTTTGTGCAGTGCCCGGTATTTGGCGGTGCTGCTGGTGCAGGCCTGTAGGCGTTGCGCCAACAGGTTGCGCAGTTCGGCGGGCAGTGTCGGGTCGTTGATGCGCCGCTCCAGCGTGGCGGCTTGCAGGTCGGGCAGGTCAACGCCGTAGGCGGTGAGGATGTGCTTGAGCAGGCTGTCGCGCTGGAGCAGCGAGTCCACCGCTCCGCCGCTGCCGTCCTTGGCGGCGGCGGCGAGGCGCTTTTGTTCGCGGGTGACGGTCTTGATGGCGGCGCACACCAGGTCGGTGTCGATGAGCACGCCGCGGTCGTTGATGGTTTGGTCAAGGTGCCATAGGGTCAGTTCGGCACCCTGGCTGTTCCAGGTGGGCATTTTCTTTTTGACGGCGCGCATGGCCTCGATGTCTTGCCCCGCGTAGCGTTTGAAGCGCTCCCATGCGCCGGGGTGGGTGTGGCGGCTGGCGCGGATCGCCACGCCGTCCTTCAGTTTGGGTTTGCAGAACATCAGCATCAGGTTGTGGCCGTGCATGTCTTTGGTTTCGGCTCTGCCGACGCCGAGGATGAAGCACAGTTCGTCCAGTGCGCCGGGCAGCGAGTGGGCGTAGGCTTGCACCAGGGTGTCTTCCCAGCGGCTGACGGGCAGCGCCAGCTGGGGGAAGCGGTGGCGCAGCACGGTGCGGTCGAACGCTGAGTTGTGGGCGCACAAGGTGACTGCCGGGTCGCCCAGCGCGTCGTGCAGTGGTTGCGGCATGGCCGCCCCTTCGGTCAGGTCCCACACCGCCACCGGGGCGTCGTCCAACGCATAGGCGAACAGGGTGATCTCTGCGGTCTCGGCGTAGCGGTGCGTGCCCACGGTGATGGGTGTCTCGTTGTAGGTTTCCAGATCGAGGAACAGGGTGGCCATGGCGGTCACCAGAGGTCGGCGGTGGCTTCGGCGCCCGCGCTGATGTCGTCGAACTCGTCTTCGCTGGCGGCGCGGCCGCCGCCGCCGCCGAAGGCGTCACCGTGGCGCACGAACTGGATGCCGCGCAGTTGGGCGTTGATGCGCTTGCCGTAGTTGTTGTCCTGCGCCCACAGTTCCACCGAGGCGTTGACGTAGCAGCCCGCGTAGGGGCGCCCGTCGGCTTGCACCAGCGGGGTCTTGTCGGCGTCGACCACCAGGGGGCGCGCCTTGTTGCTGGCGGACAGGTAGTGCATGCCTTCAAAGCCGTCGTATTCGGCTTTGTTGTCGCCGTCGCGCAGGCAGATTTTGTCTAAGGCGGACATTTTCTTGACGGCGTCGGCGGCTTTTTCGTCCCATTTGGCGGTGGCGACCTCCCGGACGGCCTCGGCGAGGGTTTTCAACAGGGGGCTGTCCTTGGGGATCAGGAACACGGCGGAGAAGCGCGGGTCGCCTTCGCCGTTGACGGTTTGCGCCTCGAACAGGGCGGGGAAGGCCAGTCTTACGTTTGCCAGTTTGACTATCATGGTTAGTGTCCTATTTAAAATATTGGGGGTAGAGCCGTTTCACTTTTGCCGTGGCGGCGTTGACGGCTTTCTCGCGTGCCAAGGGGCCTTTGTCGGTGACGGGGGTGCGCGCCGCGTCCTGGAGCAGCCTGACCGCCTCGGGCGGCAGCCAGGAGCTGGGGGGTAGCGAGCTGCCGCTCATGTGGCGGCGGCGTTGCTGAAGCCGCAGCTTTCGGCGGTGACCACCAGCGGGGGGCGCTTGTCGGTCTCGGGGACGACGCTGGGGCTGCCTTCGGGCTGGGTGATGAGTTCCTGCAGCTTTGGCCATTGGCGGGGGCCGATGCCGCCGTCTTTGTGGCGCTTTTCGGCGGTGGTCGGGCTGATGAGGCTTTGCTCGTACATGACGTCGAGCTTGATGCGCATGGCTTTCATCAGCTCTTCGGCGGCGCGCGCGTCCGCCCAGCGGCGTGCGCCACGGCGGCCTTGCACCAGTTTGTAGCCGGGCACGGCGTTGCCCGCGGACAGTTCGGCCTCGGTGCGCGCGCGGATGGCTTTGCACCAGTCTTCTATGAGGCCGGTCGCGGCCATCAGGTTGCCCAGCTGGCGCGTGTCGACGTGGGCAAGGGTCGGCTTGGCGTGGCCTAGCTGGGACGCGACGGGCGCTTGCAGGTCTACGAAATCGCCGGCGACGGTGCCCAGCACGCTTTTTGCCAGTGCCGGGCAGTGTGCCTTGGCTTTGCAGAAGCGGCATTGGTGTTCGCCGGGTTCCAAGAACGCTTCATCGCCGCGCTCGCGGATGACGGACGAGACGGAAACCACGTGCGTCTCCAGTTCTTGCAGCCAGCCGTGCGGCGCCACCCAGCGGTCGATGTGGTCGAGGCGCGGTTGGTGGACGACCAGTTCGACGCTGCTGAAGTCGTACAGGAACGCCCAGTGGTGGATGGCCCCCAGGGCATATAGCCCTAGCTGGACGTTGGCTTCGGCGGTGACTTTGACGCCGCGGCCGTATTTCAGGTCGATGACGGTCAGTTTGTCGCCGTTGATGATGACGGCGTCGCTGGTGCCGTGCGCGTCCGCTTCGCCGGTCAGGTGGCCGATGGCGTAGCGCTGCTCGTAGTAGTGGTCGCCGGGTTCGCTGCGCACCAGATCAACGTAGGCTTGCACGGGTTCGGCCATTTCTACTGCGACAAAGAACAGGTCATGCGGCACGGGCGCGTCGGTGGCCTGGTCCAGCCATGCGCCGCCCTCGGCGGTCATGAGGATGGTCTTGCCAAGGAACGCGCGGGCATCGGTGTCCGCTTTCAGGCATTGCTCGGCGAGGAAGTGCGCGGCGCTGCCTTCGGCGGCGAAGCGGCTGTGCGGTTCGTGGATGGGTTCTTCCATTGCCACGGAGCCGGGGCAGGCCAGCCAGCGGTGCGCGCCGCTGGGGCTGAGTTTGGCGTGTGCGCCGCTCATAGTTGCGCGTCGCAGGCTTGGTACACTGCTTCCCATTGGCTTTCTTGGAGTTGTTGGGCATTGGTGGCGCCGAACTGGGCGAGCACGGCCAGGGCGGCTTCGCGGCCTTTGGCGAGCGCCACGGCTTGGAGGGCTGATCTGATGTCGTCGTAAACCAACGGGTCGGGGTCGGCCGTTGGGCTTTCCGGGACGGCGGCGGGTTTCTGGTCGGCGACTTCGGGCTGCTCTTTTTGGGCTTGCGCCTGAGGCGATGCAACCGTGTGGCTGGCGGTGTTATTGCTCCCCACCTCCGCCTGGGGTATTGGAAATGCGTTGAGCAGCTGGGCCAGCAAGGCGCTGAAGCTTTGCAGGGCGGCGGTGTTCTCTTGGATGACGGCTTCTAGTGACATGGGGGTTCCTTTGGGTCAGGCGGCGGCCACGGCAAGGGCGGCCGTCAGGATTATGAAAACGAGGGCGCCACGGTACAGGGCCAGTTTGGCTTGGGCGTGGTGCAGTTTGGCATCGGTCTCGTCCAGCAGCCGGTACAGGGCGTCGTTGCGGGCTTGCAGTTCTTGGGGGGTTGGGTTTCGGGTCATTTAGATATTGTCCTAAGGTAAGTTTTTGGCGTGGGTATAGATTACCTTTGAGTACCTAATGTGTCAATAGTTAAACATTACCTAAGTTAAATTTTTTTATTCCAGGCAATAAAAAACCCGCCGTGGCGGGTTTTGGTGTGGGGCGGGGTTGGCCTTATTTCTTCTCGGCTTGGGTGTCGTGGTGTTCGATAGCGGCCGCTGGCGTGGTCTGTTGCGGGGGGAATAGGCGTTGGGCAGCGATGGTGACGGCAGACACCGCAATGGCGCTGGCCACAATCCACCGGGTCAGGGTAAGGGTTTCTTTGGCTATTTCCGCCCTAACGTTGGCTATATCTGACTGGGTGGCATAATTGGATTTTACTGTCGCCAAATCCGCTTTGATGTCCGCCAGGTAGGACTGGGTGGCGTAATTGGATTTTATTACTGCCACATCAACGCACAAAGCGTTGACACTTTGCTTGATTGCTTTCACGTCGCTTTCAAGATTGCCAACCCGTCTCTCTGTATCTGTCATATCGCCTCCCCCTCCATTACCGCCCATCTGACGTTTAACTTCTTCGGTTACGGTGTCTATTATAAATTGCGCATGTGGGTGCACTGCTATCGGGTTGGTGTAGGTGGGTGCGCCCCCTGATCCGCCCGATCCCGCGCTATTTTGAGTGTTCATTTATCCATTCCCATAAATCCGGGGTGGCCCTACCCCAATACCCGGCAAAGCTTAGGACAACCCCGTTGCTGGTTGAGCCATCGGTGATGCCTATTTCGTCCGACAGTTGCCGGGTCGTCCCGTCGTAGGAAACCAGCCACGAGCCGTTGCCCAGGCTAAAGCTGGCGTTCCCAAATTTTTCAGGGAGCAATTTATCAAGCGCTTCGCTGCTTGTGGGGATGGGGACGATTACAAAATTAGCCATGACTTGATTATAGGCTATCCCTTTAACGCAGGTCGAGCAAAAAATACTAAAGGGTAACTGTTCACAATCCGCCCGCGCCGCTTTTGTCGCGGACGCGGCCTATGATGGTGATGTGTTCGGTGGCCAGTTCGGGCGGCACGGCTTCGGGCAGGTAGTCGGCATTGTCGCTGATCAGCACCAGGCTGCCGTCCAACCGTTTGGTGATGCGTTTGACCTTCAGTTCGTCACCGTAGCGGATGGCGTAGACCTTGCCGTCGGCGATGTGGGTCTCGGCGAGGTTGACGAGGATGGCGTCGCCGTGGAACAGCAGCGGCTCCATGCTGTTGCCGTGCACCCTGAAGCGTTTGACGTGGGCGGGGTTGATGTTGTGTTTGCGGAACCACGACAGCCGGTACCAGGCGGGCTCTGCTTCTTCGACCGGGTCGTATTCGAGGGTGTGGCCGTTGCCCGCGCCAAACTTGACCCGGTACTCGGGGATGGCGATGCTGCCGTCGGGCAGGGCGTCGCCGGGGGCGTGCGCCGCCACGGCGGGGAGGCTGGCCGCCACGCGCCCTTTCGCTTCGCCCGGCACGGGTGAGCCCAAGGGCAGGTCAAACCAGCCACGGGGCAGGTTTAGCGCAATTTCCAGATTGCGCATGGTCATTTCACCCATCACCTTTTTACCCGTTTTTCCATCCGGGTAGAGCAGCCTGGATATGTAGGACGCATCTAACCCGCACACCTTTGCCAAAGAGGCTTGCGGCGCTTTTCCGGCGAACAAACCGGAGACAAGCAGTTCGTTAAGCCTTTGCCGACGGTGTTCATATTCATTTTTACGGTCTATCGCCACGTTGCCCCCGTGTACCTTTAAGTAACCATTAATAGCACTTTATACACTTAAATTACTCCGAGGTGAATAAGTTAATTAAACTTTTGATATTTATGGTTATAACTAAGTTTAATACCTGTGGGTATTGTTTATGGGGGTTGCTAGGGGTAAACTCAGGGTTTTTAAACCTACCAACCTTTCCTGATGAAAAAACTTAGAGCATACCTGAACACGTTATCTGTCCCCCAACAACATGAGTTCGCCACGCGCTGCGGTACATCCTTAGGTTATCTGCGCAAGGCAGTCTGCGTTGATGCAAAAATCGGCACACCTTTGTGCATTCGTATCGCAAGGGAGTCCGGCGGGGCGCTCACTTGCGAAGACCTGCGCCCTGACATTGATTGGGCGTTCATCCGCGGCACGGCTGCCGCCAGCGGCAAATGAGGGTGCCTGGGGAGGTTTCTGGCCCAGACGCGCCGCTCCCCGTTTTCCTGCCCGGCAACATCCCCGCCGCGCTGCGCGGGCATGACCGCTGGGCGCCGTGGAAGCGGGTGTGGGACGCGCGGCGCAACAAGTTCGTCAAGGTGCCGCAGCAGCCCGGCAACCCGGCGCGGGGGCTGTCCACCGCCAAGCCGGAACGCTGGAAGCCGTTTGCGGCGGCGCTGGCGGCCTTCGACCCCGGGCGGTCGTGCGGCCTGGGGTTTGTGATGACCGGCCTTGAAGGCGTGGGCGCGGTTGACCTTGACAATTGCCTGGATGCGCCCTGGGCGTTGGCGGTGATCGGCCAGTTGGGCAGTTACACGGAGCTGAGCCCCAGCGGCAAGGGCTACCGGATTTTCTTTTCGGGCAGTGTCGGTGACTGGACCAACCCCGCCATCGGCATTGAGGTGTATGGCGGCGGCGCGGCGCGCTTTTTGACGGTGACCGGCAACCGGCTGGCGGATAGCCCTGACGATTTGCAGGCCGTCGAACCCGCCGTGCTGGCGGCCTTGGCGGCGCAGTATGCCAAGGCGAAGCCGAGCGCGACGGTGCTGGATTTGTCTTACCCTGACATCCTGACCGATCTGGTGTTGCCGGACGTGGCCTCGTTGCCGCTCCCTGGGCTTTGCCGGCAGTTTTTGTTGGCCGGGGAAAGCGGCGGCGACCGCTCGGCGGCGTTGTTCGCGGCGGGGGTGGCCTTGTATGCGGCGGGGCTTGATGATGCCGAGGTGTTCTCGATACTTGCCAACAACGGCCATGCCATGGAGGTGGCGCTGGGCCACCGCGGGCAAGACCCGACCCGCGCCTTGCTCTATCTGTGGCGTGAGCATTGCCTGAAGGCCAAGGGCAAAGCGGCGGGGGCGGTGGCATCCGAAGATGAGTTTGAGGTGGTTGAACGGGTGGGGGTGGCGCTGCCGCCGTTTGCCCGTGACGGCAATGGCCGCATTATTGCGGGCTTGCCCAACTTGGCTTTGGTGCTGGTGCGCCCAGACCTGTGCGGGATGGACATCCGGCTGGACAGGTTCCGTGACGAGATTGTGTTTGCCTTGCCGGATGCGCCCCAGGCGTGGTTGCCGTTGACCGATGCCGACTACACGCGGCTGCGCATTGCGTTGGAGCGGTTGGGTTTCCGGCCGGTGGGCAGGGAGCTGATGCGTGACGCGGTGCTGATGGTGGCGGAAGACCGCCCGTTTGATTCGGCCATTGAGTGGTTGGAGGGTCTGGCATGGGACGGTGTGCCGAGGGTGGCGGGGTTCTTTGCGGGTTATTTTGGCTGCGGGGATTCGCCCTACGCGCTGGCCTTGTCGCGCTATTTGTGGTCGGCGATGGCGGGCAGGCTGCTGTCACCGGGCATCAAGGCCGATATGGTGCCGGTGCTGGTGGGTGTGCAGGGCAGCCGCAAGTCGTCTGGCGTGGCGGCGATGCTGCCGGATGACGGCATGTTTTGTGAGGTGTCGTTCCATGAGAAGGAGGATGACCTGTCGCGCAAGCTGAGGGGTTGCCTGGTGGCTGAGATAGCCGAGCTGCAGGGCTTGCGGACACGGGAGCTGGAGGGCATCAAGGCCTTCATCACGCGCACCCATGAGAAGTGGGTGCCGAAGTACCGCGAGTTCGCCACGTCTTATGCGCGGCGCAATGTGTTTGTGGGCACCACCAACCAGGAGCAGTTTTTGGCTGACGAGACGGGCAACCGGCGCTGGTGCCCTATCCGGACGGGGGTGGTGGATGTGGCTGCGGTGGCCCGTGACCGCCTGCAGTTGTGGGCGGAAGGCCGCCTGCTGTTTTTGGAACACGGGGTGTGCTGGCAGGATGCGGAGCGGTTGGCGGCGGGGATGCACGAGGCGCATATGGTTTCCGAGCAGTGGCAGGAGGAGATCGAGCGCTGGCTGGACGAGCCGGATTTGCTCACCGGCGAGGCACCGCGCGAGCGTTTGTTGCTGCAGACGGCGGACATCGCCAGCCAGTGTTTGAAGATCGAAGCCCGTTTTAAGAAGCGCGGTGATGAGATGCAGATTGCGAAGGTGATGAAGAAATTGGGTTATTGCTTAAGCGTTACAAAAATTGGCACGCATTCTGTGCGTGTTTGGCGGAAATGATTAAAAAACTCTACGACCTCTACGACCTCTCTACGACCTCGGCATTAAGGTCGTAGAGTCTGTAGGCCACGTGGCTGTAAGGCTGCATGGAATCTCTACGACCTCTACGACCTTTTACCTAACTACGCGCGCGCAATGTATAGGTTGATTTTAGTATATATAGGAAATAAGTGTAGAGGTCGTAGAAGGTCGTAGACGAGTTTCAAACGTGAACACCAAAAGTTTAGCGGTGACAGCTTAAGCTTTTGGTTTTTTTTGAAATTTAATTTGTTGTCTACGGTGTCTACGCTTTTTTGTGAAGGTCGTGAAGGTCGTAGAGGTTTTTTTAAACGTGCGCACATTCCACGACCTCTACGACCTCTACGACCGTTACAACGTTTTTACATAAAAGTTTAAATCCGTTTCCTATGCAGATTGGGGGCTAACGCCATGGTGATTGTCGGGGGTTGCATGCAACGTGTGGGGGAGGCGCACCCGCGCGCAAAGCTGACGGACAACGATGTGGGGCTTATCCGCACACTGGCGGCGCTGGGGGTGACATATGCGGAAATCGCGGGGAAGTTTGGCATCAGCAAGGTGACGGTCGGGCGCATTTGCCGGTTCGAGCGGCGCGCACGAAATGCCAACGGGGCGGTGCACTTGCTTTGACGGGGGGTGTGGTAGGCTGGCGCCATGTTTATGCAATGCCGATAGGCGCACGGTTTGGCCGGAGAAGGGGGTTTTTGTGGCTGTGAAACTGACCGCACGGCAAGCGCGGTTTGTCGATGAGTATCTGGTGGATTTGAACGCCACCCAAGCGGCGATCAGGGCGGGCTATTCCGCCAGGACGGCGAACCGCACCGGTTCTGAGAACTTGACAAAACCTGATGTGGCGGCGGCGGTGCAGGCGGCGCTGGTTCGGCGGTCGGAGCGCACCCAAATTACGGCCGACAAGGTGCTTGCGGATATCGAGCGGATCAAGCAGGACGCGATGCAGGAGGCGGGGGGCGGCATGGTGAACCATGCGGCGGCTTTGAAGGCGTGCGAGCTGCAGGGGCGGCATTTGAAGATGTTTGTGGATAAGGTTGAGGTTGAGATGGTTGACGCGCTTTCTGAGCGGTTGCAACGGGCGAGGGAGCGTGCCAAAGTCGGCGGCTGAGTTGGAAAACGAGCTGATAAGCCAGGTGGCCGCTTTCACGCATGACCCGCTGGGGTTTGTGCTGTTTGCGTTTGATTGGGGGGTGGGCGCGCTGGTCAATTTTCCGGACGGCCCTGACCCGTGGCAGCGGGACATTTTGTCGGTGATCGGGGATAGGCTGAAGGCGGGCATGTCTGCCACGGAGGCGATCCAGATCGCCATTGCCTCGGGCCATGGGATTGGCAAGTCGGCGCTGGTGGCGTGGCTGATTGAGTGGGCGATGGCGACGTTTGAGGATTGCAAGGGGGTGGTGACGGCCAACACGGAGAACCAGCTTAAGACCAAGACCTGGTCGGAGCTGGCGAAGTGGCATCGGCTGTGCATCACTGGGGATTGGTTTAAGCTGACGGCAACGGCGTTGTTTGCCAAAGACCCCAAGCATGAGAAGACGTGGCGGGTTGATATGCAGCCTTGGTCGGAAAAGAACACTGAGGCGTTCGCCGGGTTGCACAATCTTGGCAAGCGGATTTTGTTGGTTTTTGATGAGGCGAGCGCCATCCCGGATGTGATCTGGGAGGTTTCCCAGGGGGTGTTGACGGACTCGGACACTGAGATTGTGTGGTGCTGTTTCGGCAACCCGACACAAACCACGGGGCGGTTCAGGGAGTGTTTTGGCAAGTACCGCCACCGCTGGGTGACGCGGCAGATTGACAGCCGCACGGTGAAGATCACCAACAAGGTTGAGATCGGTAAATTCTTGGTGGATTGCGGCAATGATGAAGACCATGATTTTTTTAGGGTGCGGGTGCGCGGGCAATTCCCGTCCACGTCCGCCAATGCGCTGTTCGGGCCGGATCAGTGCGAGGCGTCTGCGGCGCGTGAATTCCCGCTGGGTTCCCAGGACTATGCGGCGGTTATTTTGGGTGTGGATGTGGCACGGCAGGGGGATGACTCGAGCGCCATTGCCCGGCGGCAGGGCATGTACGCTTGGCCTATCCGGGTGATGAAGATACCGGACACGATGCTGGTGGCGGCGCAAGTGGCCTTGTCTGTCTCTGAACACAATGCCGATGCCTGTTTTGTCGATGAGTCGGGCGGTTATGGCGCGGGTGTGGTGGACGCGCTGCGGCAGATGCACCATAGCCCGATTGGCATCCAGTTTGGCGGCAAGCCGACTGACCCGCGTTATTTTAATAAACGCTCTGAAATGTATTTTGAGTTGTCCAATTGGGTGAAGTCGGGCGGCAAGTTGCCGGATGACAAGCTTTTGCATGAGGAGTTGTGCGCGCAAACTTACACTTTTCAGGGGGATAAGTTCCGCTTGTGCGATAAGGACGAGGTCAAGGATAGGATTGGCCGGTCACCGGACAGGGCGGATGCGTTGGCCCTTACGTTTGCGTTCCCGGTGCAGAAGCAAGGCGGCAGGCCATCGGGCAGCCGTGGTGACCAGTATGCGCCGTCGCCGTTTGGCGAGCGCGGGATTTGGTGAGTGGCGTGGCGATAGCGGGCGAGGCGCACAAGGGGGCCAAGCTTAGGCAAATGGATGTGGAGGCGATCAGGTATAGGGCGAAGGAGTTCGGCGAGTCGTACCGGTCGCTGGCGGAGGCTTTTGGGGTGTCGAAGTCGACGATTGAGAAGATTGTCAACGGCACGGCCTGGCGGTGTGTGCCTTTGTGAGGCTGTCCACCATGTCCACCATGTCCACCATTAAACGGGGTTATCATGAATTACTGATTTTATGACGGGTAATTTATGTGCATGGGCGCTTCACCTCCACCGCCGCCGCCGCCGCCACCACCCCCGCCCCAGTTGGCCAGTGCGCCGACCCCGGCGGCGGTGCGTTCGACCACGGCGGCCAGTTCCGCGCAGCAATTTGGCTCGACCCTGTTGACGGGCGGCATGGGCGCACCGGTAGGCACTAGCCAACTGGGTTCCAAGTCGGTGTTGGGCGCGTAGTGGACGGCCGCATGGACATCCCTGACCTTGAGCGCCGGGCCACCGCGCTGAGGAGCGAGCAAGCCAGTTGGCTGGCGCAGTATTGGGATATTTCCCAATTCATGATCCCGTACAACATGCGTTATTTTGCCACTGACCGCAACAAGGGGCAGGACAAGACGCACCGCATTTACAACAACACGCCCACGCTGGCCGTTAAGGGTTTGGCGGCGGGTATGCTCAGCGGCATGACCCCGCCGTCACGCCCTTGGTTCAGTTTGTCCGTGCCTGATAAGGATTTGGCGGATTTCCAGCCGGTCAAGGTGTGGCTGGCGCAAGTGACACGCATGATTGAGAGTGTGTTCAGCCAAAGCAACCTGTACAACCAACTCCATGCCAACTACCTAGAGCTGGCAGGGTTTGGCACGTCTTGCGCTTTGGTGACCGACAGTTTTAAGAACGTCATCAATGTCTACAATTTCACCGCCGGTGAGTACCAGTTGGCGACGGACTGGCAGGGGCAGGTCTGCACCTTGTACCGCCATTTTCAAATGCAGGTGTCCCAAGTCGTTAAGGAGTTTGGCCTGGAGGCGTGCAGCACCCGCACCCAAGCGCTGTTCAAAAACAAGTCGCTGGATACGTGGATAGACATTGGCCATGTGATTGAGCCGCGCGCCGACCGTGACATCACCCAGCGTGACAAGCTCAATATGCCGTTCCGTGGCGTGTACTGGGAATGGGGTCTGCAGTCTGAAGCGCCGTTGCGTGAAGAGGGTTTTAAGCTGTTTCCGGTGTTGGCGCCGCGCTGGGAGGTGGTGGGGCGGGACATTTACGGCAGAAGCCCGGCGATGGATGCGTTGGGCGACAGTAAGGCGTTGCAGAGTTATGAATATAACTTGGGCAATGCGTTTGATTATTTGGCACGTCCGCCGCTGATGGCGCACGAAAGCCTGAAAAACCGCCTGAACAATCTTAAACCGGGCGGCATTAGTTTCTACGGCTCAGCCATGATGAACCAAGGGGAGCTGCTGAAGACGGCTTATGACATGCGCATAGACCCTAAGGGCTGGCAGGAGGTCAAGCAGGAGATTGTCGGGCGCATTAACTCGGCGCTGTTCAAAGACCTGTTCATGATGCTGTCGCAGTTTGAGGCGGGGCAAATGACCGCCACGGAGGTGATGATGCGGCAGCAGGAAAAGATGCTGATGCTTGGGCCGGTGGTGGAACGTCTGACGCATGAGCTGTGCGGGCCGCTGATTGAGATCACTTTTGGCAAATTGCTGGAGGCCAAGCTGTTGCCGATGCCGCCGCAGGAGCTGCAAGGGCAGTCGTTGCAGGTGGATTACAAGTCGATTCTGGTGCAGGCGCAGCAGCAAGCAGGTTTGGCGGGCATGGACAGGTTTGTGACGGTGCTGGGCGAAGTGGCGCAATTGAACCCGCAAGCCCTTGACAATGTAGACGTTGACAAGCTGGTGAACCGTTATGCCGACGATTTGGATGTGCCGCCGGATTGCCTGTTGGCGAGTGACCAGGTGGCGGTTGTCCGGCAGCAGCGGCAAGCGGCGATGCAGCGGCAGCAACAGCAAGAGCAACTGCAGGCAGGTGCGGACGCGGCGGCAAAGCTGGGCAACATACCCACGGGCAACGGCACGGTGGGCGGGGTTTTGGCTAAACATCTAGGAGTGCAGTAATGGCGAATGAACGGCCTTTTTTGTCGGCGGGGGATGCGGCCCCTTGGGTTGACGCCCAGCCCATAACGGTAGGCACGGCCTACCCTAACGGCATGGCGCGGGGCATTTACGTGGGGGTCACGGGCAATGTCACGCTGACTACAAAAATGGGGACAACCGTGACTATCCCTAACTTGCCGGTGGGCCCTTTTCCTATCCAGTCCAGCATTGTGACGGCGGCGACCGCCAGCAGTTTGCTGGCCTTATATTAATTTTCAGAGGGTTTTATGAGCAACGTTAACGTACCCACCAAGATTTTGTTGCTGAACGGCGAAATTGAGCTTGAAAGCTGGGGGCAGTACACCGCGCAGCCGGGGGCGAACTACATCAATGTGGGCAACCTGCCCATTTTGAACAATGAGGTGAACCGGATTGTGACTTGTGCCAGTGCGGGGGATGCGGTGCAGTTGCCGCAAGCCCTCCCGGGCATGACGCTGAACATCTATAACGACGGCGCACAGGAGTGTGCTGTTTTTGCGGGCGGCACTGACGCCATCAATTTTGGCAGTGCGGGCGGTTATATCGTGCAGATGCCCAGCTCGTTCCTGACGATTGTCTGTTCGTCGGCGGGCAACTGGGAATGTGAGCTGGTCGGTGCGGGGTTTTTAGGCAACCTGCCCACGCAAAGCAGCGCCAACGGCATGGCGGCGGCCGGCACGACGCAAGGCACGGCAACGCCGCTAATCCGGTTGATGAACCGGGTGACGACGGTGGCGGCGGGCAGCGGGGTGATTTTGCCCAACACGGCCAACCTGAGGGCGGCGAGTTCTTTGACCATCACGGTGCTGAACGCACAGGCCACCAATCCGCTGAAAGTTTACCCGTACGGCACGGATGCGATTGAAGCCTTGGGCGCGGGTGTGGCGTACTCGCTGGGGGCGCCAACGGGCGGGCAGGCATCGAAGGTGTGCCAGTTCATCACAACCGTGGCGGGCTTATGGCACTTGATGTTGAGCAGCAACTGATGGACGGTCACGAACAGCGTTTGGCGGCGGCGGCGCAAAAGTTGGCGGCGCGTGACCGGCTGGATTTTAAGGCGGTGGCTGGCACGGCGGAAGGGCGGCGGTTTTTGGCGCGGTTGTTGTTGGTGTGTGAAACGGGTTTGGCGGCGTTTAGCCCGGACGCTTTGGAGATGGCGCGGCGCTGCGGCAAGCATGAGGTGGGGCGGTTTGTTGATGGGCTGTTCGGCGATTGCAATCATTTGAAGGTGCAGATGCTGTCTGAAGCGGCGGCGGATGCGGAAATTTTGGAATGGGAGATAGAAAATGGCAGAAATGATTGATGCGGCTGCGCCGGTCGGCGCGGTTGATCCGGTTGCGGGCGCGGTTGACCCGGTTGCCGGGAATGCGCCGGTGGTTGACCCCACCGCGCCAGCGGAAACGCCCACCACAACGGAAGCGGCCGCCACACCGGAAGAAATCACCTACACGGATTTCATTGCCCCGGAAGGCATGACTTTCAATGATGAGATATTGGGGCAGTTCAAGGGCTTTGCTAAAGATTACAAGCTAAGCCAAGAACAGGCGCAAGCGTTCATTGATCTGGGGGTCAAGCAAAGCCAAACCATTATGGCGCAGGTGGCACAAGCCCAAACCGCTGAACAGTCGGCTTATCTGGAGGCCTTCAACAGCGGGCCGGACAGCGTGGCGGCGGAACAGTTCACGCGCCCCAAGTTGTTGGAGGAACAGTCGCAAAAGTGGCAGGCGCAACTGGCGGCTGACCCTGAATTTGGCGGGGCAAAGTTTGATGAGAACGTGGGCGTGGCGGCCAAGGCGATGAATGCTTTCGCCACGCCCGAGCTGAAACGGTTTTTTGATAAGAGCGGCATTGGGTCACACCCTGAGATGGTCAAGGCGTTTTTTAGGATAGGCCAGCAGCTGTCGGAAGGCAAGCTGGTGGTGGGCAACGGGCCGGGGGCTGACACACGCCGCCCGGCAGACAAGTTTTACGGCAAATGATTAAGGGGTAATTTATGGCAACAGTTCAATCGACCTCGCTGGGCTTGTCCCTGTCGCAGGTTGCAAAATTGCTCGCTCCGGATGGGAGTGTGCAGATAGCGGCGGATTTGCTGTCGCAAAACAATGAGATTCTGGAGGATGTCATCTTTATGCCGGGCAATGGCCCGTTCTCGCACCGCTTGGCGGTGCAGACGGGTTTGCCTTCGGTGTACACGCGCACGTTCAACGCGGGTACGCCGATTTCCGCCAGCCAGTTTGATAATTTGGATGTCAGTTATTCGCTGTACAGCGCCTGGTCTCAGGTTGACCGTGACGAAGTGGAGTTGGGCGGTGACGAGGCGGGCATCCGTTTCCAAAATGACAAGGGCTTTATTGAGGCGCTGAACCAGAATTTGGCTTACCAGCTGTTTTACGGCAGCCCCGCCAACAATAAGAACCAGTTCCCGGGCTTTGCTTTGGCCTATGGCAACAACGGCAGCGGCAACAACGCGGCGCAGAACATCATTGACGCGGGCGGAACGGGCGCGGCGTCCAATACGTCCATTTGGATGGTGGGCTGGTCTGACAATACGGTGTTTTGCCCGTACCCGAAAGGCACGGCGGGCGGTTTGCAGATTTATGACCACGGTTTGCAGCAGGCTTTCGACAACAACAACAATTTGTTTATGGCCTACAAGACCGAATTCAAGTGGCTGGCGGGTTTGGCCATCAAGGATTGGCGGTATGTGGGGCGCATTGCCAATATTGCGGTGAACACCGCCAACAGCCAGCGGATTGTCGCCAACCTGATTGACATGATGAGCGACATGACCATCAAGCCGCCCAAGAACGGCAATGTGAAATATGCGTTCTATTGCAACAAGACGGTGTTTGCCGAGCTGAAGAAACAGGCGCGCAAGGCTTCGCAAAACGCCTTGTCCATCGACGTGGCACAAAACCAGTTTGGCGAGAACAGACGCTGGCTGTACTTTGACGGCATCCCCATCCGGGAAGTCGACCAGGTTTTAAACACTGAAAGTCAAGTGACTTCAACTTCCTAAGGGGGCGATTATGTTAGCTGATGCGGGTTTATTAATGGCGGGGACGATTAACGCCAACGGTGTCATTGCGCCGGCTTCGTTCTTGTCTTTTCCGACCACGGCGGGCACGGCGATGCTGCTGCCTTTTTTGGTCACCAACAGTGTGCCATCCGGCCTTGTTGTCAACAATCCGGCGGTTGACTGGGGCGGCGCTCAGGACTTGTACTTGCATTGGACGTTTGCCAATGACAGCAACGGCAACGGGGTGAACAATTTGGGCACGTTGACGGACTTCCAGATTGACCTTTTCCTGACCAGCAATGCCGGCACCGGTACGGTTGCGGTATCGTCGGCAGCCTCGATGATTGTGGCGACAGGCCATTGCCAAGACGGCACCAATTACCCGCTGAATTATAGCAGCGGGCAGGATCACTTTTTGGCGATCCCGCCGACCGGGGCTTATAAGGGCCCTGCCAACAATGTCGGCCCTTGCTATTTTGCCGCGCAGATAACGACCAAGGGCGCGGCGTTCACCACCGGCGGCATTGTGGTGGAGATTTGCGCGGGCAAGCAGTTGTGGAAAAACAAGGCGTATAAAGCCGGTTATGTGGCGTAGGGGGTAGGCAATGGCAAAGTATCGATTGAAGAAAGACGCGATGATCGGCGGGGTGTTTTACCCGTTGGGTTCGGTCGTCGATTTGCCCAACAACCAGCACGGCAAGCCTGACCATAATATGGAGCGGGTGACGGATGGGGCGGCGGAATCCAGGCCGGCGACGGTTCGGAAGAATTTGGCCGCCGAGGTGGAGACCTCTGCCGCCGATGAAGGGGGTGTGCCATGATGGCCGAGGCCACTGACGCGCTCAACACGTTGGGCGCACTGATTGACGCGGCACAGGCCCTATTGCCAAAACTGGCAATGGTGGCCTATGGCATCACCGCCTTGGCCTCGCGTTTGCCGCCCCCCAATGCACCGGGCCTATGGGCAAAACTGCACAAAATCATAAACCTGATAGCCTTCAACGTGGGCTATGCGGGCAACAAATGATTTACCTATGGCTTGCCATATTAGCGAGCGGGTTCGGTTCTGGTGCGTTCATCACGCACCAGATGGACAGCACCCGTTATGAATCACTAAAACAGGCCGTCATCCTGCAAAACCAAACGGCGGCATCACAGCTCGCCTTGGCACATGCCAACATTGCGGCGGCAACACAACACGCACAGGACACCAATGCACAGCTCGAAGCTTCCCGTGGCTTTGCCATCAACACTATCACGCTAAGCTTGCTGCTGCACGGCTGCTCCCGGCCAGTGGGGCAAGTTGTGCAAGCCCCCTGCCAAAAGGTGCAACCACCCAAGCACCTGCTGGACAAGCCACAAGCCCCGGATTTCCAGAAAAGCTTGATGGATTTCTTAAAGGCCAACTCTACCGGGCCGACCAACTAGCCATCTATGCCAACGAATGTTGGCATTTCGTGGCCCACAATTGCGGGATTGAATGACATGCCAGATTCAGATTGCAGGATTGCCAAACTTGAGCAACGCATGGACAACATGGACAGCATGTTATCCATCCACCGTAACGAAACCGAAAAACATTTTGACAACATAGAAGCCAAGCTGGACGGCATCCAAGCCACGCTTAACAGCCAAAAGGGCTTCATCTCGGCGGCGGGCATCGTCATAGGCGCAATGCTTACCGGACTGGCAACCTTCATAGCCAAACTCATAGGCCAACCATGACAGTAGCCAGCACCCCGCAGCTTGCCGGGCCGTTCTACGGCAACGGCTCAAGCGCGTTAATCATACCGTTCACCTTCCGTATCTTTGAAACGGCTGACTTGCTCGTTATCTCCAACAAGGGCGGTGTGGTCAGCACCTTGGTCAACGGGGCGGACTACACCGCCACCATCAACACCAACCAAGCCACCACGCCGGGCGGCACGATAACCATGCTATGGGTGGCGCCAAGCACCACCGTCATTTATGTGACCACACAAATAGCCTATGCACAAAGCCTCGTATTGACCAGCGCGGGCGGCTCGCAGATCACCAACGCGCTCGACTGGCTTACCATGCAGGTCAAGCAATTGGCGGTCAGTGTGGGGCTTGCGCTGCAAATGCCCATTGGCTCAACCGGCTCCCCCAACCTGCCCACACCCCCAACGGCGGGGCAAACAATCAGCTTTGACACTAACGGCAATGCAGTGCTGATAGCAGCCAGCACCGGCACCAGCTTGGTCAACTTAGCCGCATCCGCAGGCGCAAGCCTGATAGGATTCATCCAAACGGGCATAGGCGCAGTGTCCCGCACCGTGGCGGGAAAGCTAGGGGAAACGGTCAGCATCACAGATTTTGGCGCAGTGTCCGGCGTG